ATACTATTTAGAGAAAGCTTTCCACAGCTAACTGATGTAATTAGTAGAACAAAAAAGTACTATACACAAGTATTTCCAGATGCGAAGTTTTTAGGTTCCAATGGTGTAAATAAATGGGTGTTTCCTGATGGTGAAGAATTGTTATTTAGACATATGAAAAGAGCTGATGATTATTGGAATTATCATGGACATGAATACCCATGGATTGGTTGGGAAGAATTAACAAACTGGCCAACGATTGAATGCTATGAAAGTATGAAAGCATGTAATAGATGTAGTATAATAGGAGTACCTATTAAGTATAGGTCTACATGTAACCCTTGGGGAGCTGGACATGGTTGGGTAAAGCAATATTTTATTGACCCAGCACCTGCTTTTACAAAGATTGTAAATAGTTCTGGACAAATAAGAATTAGAATACATGGCAGTTTAAAAGAGAATAAGATACTATGTAAAGCTGACCCTGATTATATAAAGAATTTATCAAGTATAGAGAATGTACAAAAGAGAAAAGCTTGGTTAGAAGGAAATTGGGATATAGCAGCTGGTGGTTTCTTTGATGGTGTTTGGGACCCTGATAAACACATTATAGAGCCATTCAAAGTACCAACCGGATGGAAGTATATCATTTCTCTCGACTGGGGCTCACAGAAGCCTGCTTCCTTAGGTATATGGGCTAAGAGTAATGGTGTAGCATTACCAGATGGTAGAGTTTTTCCAAGAGGTTCTATAATAAGAGTTAAAGAATGGTATATAGTAGAAAGAGACAGTAGAGGAAGGACTATTCCTGATAAAGGATTGAAGCTAACTAATGAAGAAATGGCTATTGGTATTTATGACCTTACAAAAGATTTAGATGTGATACAATGGGTTGCTGACCCAAGTATATTTAGAGACCAGTCTGGTCCAAGTATATTCAAGCAATTTAGCAAGGTTAGAAGACTTCCCTTTAAGCCAGCTGATAATGAGAGAATTGCTGGATGGCAATCTATGAGAGGATTGATGGCTGAAGCAGCAAAAGAAATACCAGAGAATCCTGGATTATGGGTATTCAAAACATGTAGAGAATGGATACGAACAATTCCAAGTCTGTTAAGAGATGACAAAGATATGGAAGATATACGCACTGATATGGAAGACCATATAGCAGATGAAACTCGTTATGTATGTCAGACAGTTAGGCCACCATTAAAAACACAGGAATTACTAATATAGGGGGTATTTATGACAACAATAAATACAATTATAAACAATAATACAGTTGATAGTACATCAGATATATATGATACTATGCATGAGAAATGGCAACTACCTATAACACTTATGGGTGGTGAAGATGCCATGAAGAAGGCTGGTCTAACTTATTTACCAAGAGAACCATTGGAAACAGTTAGTCAATATAATAATAGGCTGTCTCGTTCAACATTAAAAAACTATTTTGCTTGGGCCGTTGAAAATCATACAGGTAGAGTATTCAAGAAACCTATCATATTTAGTGATGATACTAATAAACTTATATTAGACTATAACAATAATATTGATTTACAAGGATATAATGCTGATGCTTTCTATAAAGAAGTATTCAGAGACATGCTTATTAAGGGTATTAGTTATGTTTATGTAGATTATCCTAATAGCAGTGATGATTTAACTTTAGCAGATGAATTAGATGCTGGTTTTAGACCGTACTGTGTTCATATAAAAGCAGAACAGGTGATAAATGCTGTACCTGGTGTGATAAATAGTAGAAAAGTATTAATAAGAGCACATATACTTGAAATTGTAACTGTTCCTGATGGTGTTTGGGGAGTGAAAACAATACAACAAATAAGAGTATTATATCCTGGTTCTTGGCAATTATTCAGAGAAGATGATAAAAATAATTGGATTCTGTTTGATGAAGGAGAAACTTCATTAAACTATATACCACTTGTTCCTTTGTATGGAAAAAAGATTGGATTCTTTGGAAGTGTAAGTCCTTTACAAAACTTAGCAAATCTGAATAGAGCTCACTGGCAATCTTTATCAGACCAAATGAATATAACTCATGTGGCAAGAGTTCCTATCTTATTCGGTACTGGGTTTAATGAAGGTGATACTCTGCCTATCGGAGCTAAATCAGCTGTAATGGGACCTGACGGAAGCGACCTTCAATATGTTGAACACACTGGTAAAGCTATAGAAGCTGGCATGCAAGAAATAAGAGACTTAGAAGATAGAATGATGGTAGAAAGCTTAGAGTTACTTAATGCTAAGAATCCCAGTGGCACAGCAACAGCTAAAGCACTTGATATATCTGACATAAACTGTTCTTTACAAGACTTAGCTGTTAGATTACAAGGAATGATAATAAAAGTAAACAACATCATGTGTGATTGGGAAGATATTGAAAAATCAGGTAAAGCAATAGTTAATGTTGATTTTGGATTACAACTAAGAGATGGCTCAGAAAGTAATGTTTTATTGAAAATGAGACAAAATAGAAGTATTTCATTACCAAGTTTTCATAAGGAAATGAAAAGAAGAGGTGTCCTATCTCCTGATTTTGATAGTAGTAAGGACATAGAATTACTAAAACAAGAGAAAATAGAAGAAGAATTACCAGAATCAAAACCATATATTGATGAGAATGGTAAACAAGTAGTAGGAACTTATGAAGAGGAGAATCTCGACACAGGAAAACCAAGAATCGAATAACGGGAGGTTATTACTATGGCATTAGAAGAAATATTAGATAATTTAGATGGTGTTGATGAGAAGTATCAAGGATTATATGTTGAAAACTCAGACGGGAAGTTTGAAATCAACATAGACGGATTAAAATCTGCCTTAGCCAAAGAAAGGAAGCTTAAGAAAGATTTAGAGAAGAAATTGGCTAAAAATAAGGGTGATGGGGAACAGGACCCTGATGCAGATGAGTTGAAAAATGAATTAAAGTTAGCTAAGGCTACAATCAATACTATGAAGATGCATGGTCAAATAAAGACTGCTGCTATCTCTGCTGGTATTGACCCTGACTACATAGATGATGTGGTAGCTATAACAAAGACAAATTTCGACTTAGATGATGATGACAGTGTGGTTGTAGTTGATAAAGATGGAAATCACACCGGTAAAAATGTTGTTAACTTTTTCAAGAATGAATTTAAAAGAAGCAAACCAAGGTATTATTTAAATTCTGGAAGAAAGGGAACAGGGTCATTTGAAGGAGAACTTGGAACTAACTTGTCTTACGATGGTAGGATTCAAAAAGCAATAAAGAATAAAGATGTAAATGAATTAATTAAACTGAAACAAGATAAAATAAATAAAACAATATAGGAGGTAGACATTATGGCTACTGCTTCTACAGAAACTTTTCCTCAGTATGCTGGGGAACTATTCATGCTTGGGAATGGTAATATTCCTTTCATATCCGCTTTAGGTTCGAGTGCAAGGTTGGTTAGCAACTTTGATTTTGCTCTTAGCTCATCTTGGACCATTGCAAGTGGTACACAACAGGAGATTACTGAAACGGATGCTCTTTCACAGAGTACTCCGTCGAATTACACGAGGGACCAAAATGTTAACACTTGTCAAATAGTAAAGTATGATGTTTCTACTACATACAAGATGTTAAGTTCTTACAACAAACTTATTGGTAATTCCAGTGATTATGGTTCAATAGATGGAATCAATGCTATTGATGATGTTCATAATCATAATATACAGGCTTGCCTGAAACAGATTTACACTGATTTAAATTACACTGCATGGAATGGTGTTTATCAAAGGTCAACTGGTGCTGCTGTGGCTGCCATGACTAATGGTTTGGTTAATGCTGTGTCTACATTTACTACTACTGTAAGTGGTATTTCAACTCTTGATAAAGATGATGTAGATAACCATTTAGCAACAATGGCTGATGCTGGTGTTGACTTGAGTGGTGTAGTTATTTGGTGCGGTTCTGCGGCCAAAATCAAAATATCTAATCTTTACTCTCTAAATCTTCAGACTCAGCCGAGAGATAGAGTAGTCGGTGGTGTAAACATCAATACTTTAACAACCGATTTTGGTGATTTTGGTATAGCATATGATGCTCATATACCGGCTGGAAAGATTTACTTCATCAACATGCCATTCGTTAGCAATGTATGGTGTACAGTTCCTGATAAAGGTAATCTGTTCTATGAAGAGAAAGCCACTGC